GATCTACTACTGGTACTGAGATAACTGATACTGGAGTTTCTCCTTCTACTGGGTTCGATTCTCTTCCTGAGACTGGTACATTATTAGAAGATACTAACTACAATGCTACAGGAGACGCAGGTATACCAACATCATCTTTTGATACTTATTCTCCAACTGCAAGAGATGGAGGATCTATTTATATAGATACTAAATTTACAGATCCAACTCTACACGATACACAAGTCACTACTCTTTTTGAATTCTTAGATACAACTACTAATTCTCCTGCGGAAAGATGGGTATTAGGTAAAGTTACTTCTAATCTTCCTACTGCTGGATATTTAGGATTCTATGTTGGAGATTTAGTTAAAATGAAAGTTGTAGAAGCTAAATATATTACCAACAACACTTTAGCTACTGGATTAAAACAACAGTTAAGATTGAGATTATCTCATCCTTTAGCTGGATCTACATCTTCAACAACATATGTTGAACCTTGGTACGAAACTAACAAAAGTACTGCAGATGCTTACCAAATAGGTACTCCAGATTACTTTGATAATGATGATGTTTTCTTCTCCCCTGATATACCAGTAGGTGCTGATAGCTACTTAGCTTATGAAAACTCACCTATGTATAGAGATTGGGTTAAAGGAAATATCGGCGACGGAGATCTAGATTGGAAAGATGATACAGGTGCATTAAAACAATACTTAAAATTCGAGAAAAATGTAGACCGCGACGGATTTAATATCTTAGTATGTAGAGCATTCTCTGATGATACATTAACAACTCCTGAAGCTATTGAAGGATTTGGGGATACTTTCATCAGTTCTTTACCAGTAGGTGCTAATGCAGTTGATACTTTCCAATTCAATATCGTTTCTACTGCAGGTAACATCAGCGATTATATTGATATCATAACTCAGTTACAGCCTAACGTAATAGAATTAAGTACAACAGTTGCTAATACGACAGGAATTAAAGTAGGGGATCTACTAGTTTCTACTGACTTACAGATATATGACAATCCATTAACTGAGAACGTTCAGTCTAGATTGACTAGAGTACTTGAAGTTAAAACAGTATCTTCTGCTTCCTCGCCAGGTGTTTACACAGTACAAGTTAAAACTGAAAGACCTATTAAATTGTATCCAGGTACAACAACAAGAGTTTTGAAATTTAAAAATATTCAAGATTTTGTTTCTACTTTCAATTTAACTTATTTACCAGGTGCTCAAATTAAATCTGCTTCAGTTCCAAACGGAACAGATACAAGAATGAATGAGATCTTGGATGTACTTTATAATACAAACTTAGCTAGAACATTAGCGGATACAGACGTAATTACTTTCAGATACATCGTTGATACATTTGACGGAGGTATTCAACCAAACTGTAAATATCAACTTACTAAGCTTGCTAAAAACAGACAAAAATGTTTAGCTATCTGTAACGTTCCTTCGATGAAGAAATTCTCTGAATCTATTGATCCTAGATTTACTTCAGCACCTACTGCAACAGATCCAGCTCCGATTTTACAAGCTAAATATATTGCAGACGGAGGTAACTTAAGTTTAAACCCTTCATTCACTTTCTCTTTACCTGATGAAGATTTAGGAGCTAAATTCTCTGGATTCTTTGCTCCATTCTTGACAATTAGAGAAAATAACAAGAATTTAAACGTACCACCATCAGCATACGTTTCTAATAACTTCATCCGTAAATTTATTACAGGTGAACCTTATTCAATCGTAGCTGGTCTTAAGAGAGGTATTATCTCTGCTGGTAACTTAGTTGGTCTTGAGTACGATTTCGATATTAACGATAGAGAATACTTAGAGCCATTCGGTATCAACCCAATCATCAGAAAAAGAGGAGTTGGTATTGTTATCTACGGTAACCAAACAAGCTACCAAAGAACTAACTCAGCATTTAATAACCTACACGTTAGAGACTTATTAATTACTATTGAATCTGCAATAGAAGAAATCCTTTCTAATTATGTATTTGATTTCAACGAAGACAATGTAAGACTTGAAATTAAAACATTAGTAGATAACTACTTAACAGGTGTAAGATCTGTTGGAGGTATTTATAACTACTTAACTATTATGGACTCTTCTAATAATACTCCTGCAATAATCGATCAGAACATCGGTATCATCGACGTAATCATCGAACCTGCAAGAGGTATTCACAAGTTTATCAATAGAATGACAGTTACTAGAACAGGTGGTATTGCTTCTGGAGGATTTATACAATTTAGCTAATAAATTTGAAAGTAAATCATAAAGGAAAATATATAAAATAAAAACATGGCAGGATTACCACACTATTCAAGTTCAAAGGCTTCGGTTAATAAATTCGAACCAGTTTTCCTTAACCAGTTTGAGGTAACTATTTCGCCTCCTGCTGGTGTTCCAGTTATTGCTGGAAACCCAGGAAGTGCTAATATATTACTTGAACAAGTAACTAACGTTACTGGTTTACAAGTTGATCAAAACTCTGGAGAGATCACACAGCAATATAAATTTGCTAAAAGATACTACTCTGGAGCAGCTCCTTCTAAAACAGGTTTGGAGGTTTCGATAGGCTTTGAGGTTAACCTTAATGACGACAATTCGATGTACGTATTTAAAATACTTCGTCAGTGGTCGGATTTAATTTATAACCCATTAACTGGAGCAATGGGGCTTAAAAAGGATTACACTGGAAACATTTTAATTAATGTTTTCAATAAACAGGGTGATATTTTTAGAAAAATAAATCTTAGAGATTGTTTCCCTATGTCTCCTATTACGGAAATGCAATTAAACTACACTCAAACTTCTATCTATAAAATAGACGTTCAATGGGCAGTGGATTATTTTGACGACGTATTTATATAAATAAAAGAAAATGGCAGGATTACCACACTTTAACTCGGCAAAGGCAGCGGTTCAATTATACGAACCAGTATATCTTAACCAGTTTGAGGTTATCATACAACCACCTACTGCAGTTTCGAATCCTCAAGGGAATGGAGGTAGAACATTATTAGTTGAAAATGTTCTTTCTGTTTCTGGTTTATCTGTTGATAAAAACCCAGGAGTAATGGAACAGAGATATAAATTCTCTAGAAGAAGATATGCAGCTGGTGCAGTTGATGATACCGGAGTAAAAGTTAGAATTGACTTTGAAACTAACTTAGACGATAATAACAGCAACTATGTATTTAAGACACTACGTCAATGGTCAGATTTAATCTATAACCCATTAACAGGTGCTGCTGGTATTAAATCAACTTACGCAGGAGGAACTTATATTCTTATCTCAGTATTTAATAAACAAGGAGACGTATTTAGAAGAGTTAAATTAGTTAACTGCTTTCCAACAGATCAAATCAAAGCTTTAGATCTTGATTACAGTAACGGTACAACTCCTTATAAAATTTCTCTTTCTTTCAGAGCAGATTATTTCGAAGACGTTTTTAATTAAAATCTTAACAAAGGAATATATAAATGGAGACTCAACAAAGTCTCCATTTTTATTTGATACTGATCTTATAAAAATGTTCATCTTAAAATAATATGGACGAAGATAGTGAATCAGAAACAGAGAAGAAGACTTGGTTCAGTTTGCTTAATCCTAGCAACGTTTTTCAATCCATTCGGGTTCGATATCCTTGTCGCAACCATAATGAATTGGACAGGTTCCTACTGGCATACTGTAGCAATTTTCTATTTCCTTTCGGCAGTTTTCTTTGGCTTGTACTTCTTTTTATCTCGAAATAAGAAACTAAAAGAAAAAGAACAGTAAAAGAAATATAATATAAATGATATGGTTGACAATTTTGACGATGATCTTCTAAATGAACTTAACAAAAGAGAAGAACAATCTAAATTCGAGTACGACACTCCACAACAGCAAATTCAACAAGAATCAGATCCTGACGTAGAAGATGTAAGGATTCCTGATTGGATTCCAACAAAAGAAAATCCAAATCCAAATAATTTAGGGAAAGTTAATGTTAACAGAACTCCGTTTGGAATGGAATCTGAATGGAAGAACATACCAGCAGATACTTTACCTTCTAAAGGATTCGGATATCCAGAAGGATTTGAATTGGCAATAAAGGCTGCTAAAGTTACAGAGATTAGACACTTTTCTACAGTAGACGAAAATGATAGATTAGATCTGGACGATAAACTAAATACTATTCTAGAAAAATGTATGAAAATACGCTGGAATGGCGGTGTTTTAGAATCTTACGATCTTTGGTATGAGGATAGATTCTTTATTATTATGTCTATAAGAGATATGACATTTCTTAGAGGCGAGAATAGAATTATGCTTCCTATAACAAAAAACTGTACGAAAGAAGATTGTAATGTCCCAGATATGATAGAACTAAAATCTAATTTATTAGATAGTTTTACAGTGGATCAAGACATATTAAAAAGATATAATCGAGATACCTATTCATTCAAATTTATACCTAAAGACGGAAGTCCAGAAATGGAGTTATTCATTCCTACAGTGGGTGTTACTACAATATGTAGAAGAATATTAAACGAGAAAAAAAGAAAAGGTAAAAAGATCGATGAGAGTTTTGCTAAAGTCGCTTCTTTTATAATACCAGATTGGAGAGGATTGGACGAAAGAGTATATGACCAATATGAAAGGGCTTCGACTGAATGGACACCTTTGCAATTTTCTATTGCAGATCAGATAAGCGAAAAAATTAATTTTGCAACAAAATCAAGAATCTATAGTAAATGTGAAAGCTGTGATGGGGAGGTCACAGCTGAAATATACTTTCCCGGAGGGTACAGATCCCTTTTCATTATTTCAAATATCCTTGAGCAATTATTTTGATATTAAATTTAGATTATGGGAAGAATTTAAACTTTCAATAGATAATTTAGAATCTCTTCCTTTTTATGAATATCAGATATTTATAGACAAGCTTAATGAAAAAATAGAAAAAGAAAATAAAAAAGTTGAGCAGGGTGACTTAGTAGAGGCATTCTCATTTACAAAGCCAAAAAGTTAACTTTTTGGCTTTTTAGGTATATAAATAAAAAATTATTTTGGCAAACGAGGAAGGAACAACAGGAGCAGCTCAAGGAGGAACAGGATCGGAGTTTCCTGTTTTTAAATCAGGAGATGGTGCTTTTGACAGAGCTAAATACGAACAGCAATTATCAGAGGTAGTAAAAGATGGACAACTTACTGGAAAAACCGTAGACGAGGATTTAATAAAACAAAAAGGTTCTATAGATAATGTATTCAGTAGTGCTATTAAATTTTACGATGAATCCTTCAGTAAAAACATAAAAGAAATAGATCCCGGAATAGACACTAAATCTATATATTATACTGAAGCATACTCGGATGGAGGTTCTCATAATGGAAAAATAAGAAGAAAGATCGAAAAAGGGGAAACTGTAGATGGCAAAGAGATATTCGAAATGGCAAAAGATTCTGCTAAGAATAAAATTGCAAACATGACAACCCTTAAAAAAGGAACAGTAACGGAGATAGTAGAGAATTTAGGATTTAAGAACATTAAGGATTTTGATTCATATGATGAGGTTAAAAGCGATTTTGATAGCAAAGTAAAAGACGAAAAATTAAAATTCGATACACTACTTTCAAAATTCGATTCAATTTTAAGCTATTTCAATGATAAAGGACCTATGTCAGGCCAGAATTTGGATAAATTATACACCCCAGAGAATAATGCTTTTATCTCTGCTCTTGCTAAAATATTAGAAGAAGAGGGATTTACTAACGATAGCGTAGTAAATATGTCAAAACAGTATGACGATAATGTAAAAAAAATATCGGAAAAAACTGAGTCTCTAGAATCTAAACAAATGAAGACAGAGGAAAACCCTGCTTCAGCAACTGGTACTGTATCTGAAACAAAACTAGAAGAAAAATCTCAGGGTGTCACAGGAGCTGCTACGGGAGCTCCAGAAATAAAAGAAGAAAAGGAAGAATTAAAAGAAACAAAAAATACTCCTATAGAGACAGCAGGTCCAACAGGAGCCACAGTTACAACTGAGAACCCTTCTACAACGGGGACTACAGTTACAACAGTAGAAAATAAATTAGCTGAGACAAAAACTGAGGAAGGTAAATCTAAAGTGACTCAAGGTAGTACTGGAAATATTGAGGTAAAAACAGAAGCTCCCAAACTAG